TTGAACAGGTAGACGTTGCAAGCATCCGGGGTGCGCTGATTATAACGGACTTGGTATACGACATTGAAACGCATGTTGTTTACTACCGCACATTCGGGGCGTATGGGTGCAGTTTGACGCCATACGTGATGATTGATTCGTTTGGAACGGCAACGGTCGGGATATACGACACATACACGGAAACAATCGTGCCCGCCGAAGCGTATTTTATGTACGAAGATGATGATATCGAAGCGGTCGGGTAAATGTTTGCACCCCAATGCACCACGGAATGTGTTATTGTGTAAGGGTAAAAGACGGGGACAGGTTGCCCCGCCTTTTTCTGTCCGTTCTTTTCTCTCTCTTTCAACGGACACAGCGGGGCGGCGGGCGTTATATCCTCCCACGTCTGCCGGGGTTGCGTCCCTTTATGTGCGAGGTGTGGTCACGGGACGTTTGGGAGGATATATCGTATGCGTGCGTTAAACGTGGGGTGATTCAAAATGAAACCGGGGTGAATTGGCGAAAAGTTAAAGCTGAATACATTTCCGGGGGAATTAGTCAAAGGGCATTGGCAGAAAAGTACGGTATTCCGTGGGGGACAATGCGAACACGGGCGAACAAAGAAAAGTGGAACACTAAGCGCAAGAGTGCGGAGAAAAAAGCAATGCAAAAGACGGAACAGAAAACCGCCGAAGCAATTGCCGATAATGCCGTGTTGATTGAGCAGATAAAGACAGGACTTCTGCAACGCCTTGCAAGTATGGTTGCCGAATACCCGGACAAGAATGCCGCAGAGATCAAGAAAAAGGAAAACGGTGCTTTGCTAATTTACAGACTAAAGGATATTGCCGCCGTTCTGTCCGTATTGGAAGACAAAACCACAAAGGGGGCAAGCACGGACATTGAGGATTTGACACCGCTTGTGGAGTTGCTGAAGGGATGAGCAAGACAGCAACAATCCCGTGGGGGGAGTTCTCACCGAAGCACCGGGAATACATCAAAGCCGCCCTGCATAACCGTATGTGCGTTGCAGAAGGGGCAATCCGAAGCGGCAAGACCATTGACCATTGCATAATTGCGGCGGCATACCTTGAAACAACCCCGGATAAGTACCATCTTGCAAGCGGTTCGACAATCGGCAACGCAAAGTTAAACATTGGCGTTTGCAACGGGTTCGGACTTGAAAACCTGTTCCGGGGGCGTTGCCGTTGGGGCAAGTACAGGGACAATGAAGCGTTGTTTGTGCAGACGCAGACGGGCGAGAAGGTTGTAATATTCACAGGCGGTGCAAAGGCAGACGCATACAAACGCATCTTGGGCAACTCTTACGGCCTGTGGATTGCAACGGAGATCAACGAACACTTTGACAGCACGGACAGCAGGATTTCTTTTTTGAAAGTGGCAACAGGGCGGCAGATTGCCGCACAACGCCCTTTTACTTTGTGGGATTTGAACCCATGCAACCCGAAAGCACGGATATACGAAGACTACATTGACAAGTACCGCCGTGACGGGTTGGCGGGCGGGTACCTGTATCAGCATTTTACTATTCGGGACAACGCAACAATAACGCCGGAACGCATTGCGGAGATTGAAAGCAGATACGACCCGCAAACGGTTTGGTACAGGCGGGACATACTTGGTGAACGTGCTGTTGCCGAAGGGTTGATATACCAACTGTTTGCGGATCAACCCGAACGTTTTATTGTTGACAATATACCCCGCATTCAGCGGGCAACGATTGGGGTTGACTTTGGCGGTGGAACTTCTGCGCACGCTTTTTGCTGTTTGGGTTATAGCGGCAATAGTGTTGTCGTATTGGATGAGTACCGGGAACAGGAAGCGTTGAACCCGAACAAACTGCAACAGGATTTCGTTGACTTTGTTCGGCGGTGTCAAATGCGGTGGTTGGTAACGGACGTATGGTGCGACAGCGCAGAACAAACGCTGATTAACGGGTTGCGCACAGCGGCGGCACAAGCGCACTTGCCCGTCAACATCGGGAATGCCCTTAAAAAGCCAATAAACGACCGAATTCGGGCGTTGTGTATTCTAATGGGCGCAGGTAGGTTTCTTATTCACAGCGGGTGCAAATGGACTATTGACGCCTTGAAAAGCGCAATATGGGACAGCAAGCACACAACAGAGGACGTGCGCCTTGATGACGGGTCAACCAACATCGACAGCATTGATGCGCTTGAATATGCGTTTGAAAGGGAAATCCCCGTTTTGATTGAAGGGTGGGGCAGATGATGCAATGGTTTGAGAATCTGAAAAGAAGGTGGAAAAGCGGAATGCAAAAAGCGGTTGCGGGCACAGGACTTGCAAGGGAATACCGAAGCGTGTTTGAACTTGCGGGCGTGCCGTCTTTCCAACAATTCTACGATTTCGGCATTTTTATATGGAAATGGCTGTGGAAGGGGTTTTACAAAGCGTGGCATATCGTCCCCGCCCCGACCGTTGCAGACCCCAAAGCACGCCGGGAAGTATACCGCATGAACATGGCAAAGGCCGTGTGCGCTGAAATGGCAAGTCTTGTTTGGGGCGAAGAATGCACGGTCAACGTGAGTATCAACGGCAGGAAAAGCGATGACGACAACCCCGACCCGTTGAACGCATTTGTGCAATGCGTGCTTACAAAAAACGCTTTCCGGGAAAAGATGCAGGAAAGCATTGAAGAAGCATTGGCGTTGGGCGGTCAAGCCTTGAAGGTGTGGGCAGAAGCCAAACACGATGAAAACGGCAACGAAATTCCCGACACCCGAAAGCTGATGATTGGGTATGCTATGGCAGACCAATTTGTGCCGTTATCATGGGACAACGCCCGGGTAACAGAAGGGGTGTTTGTGTCACGTATTGCGAAGAATGGCTTTTACTACACCCGCCTTGAATGGCACAGGTGGAACGGCACAACCTACGTGATTACAAACGAACTGTATCGTTCTGAGATGCAGAAGGGCACAACGCCCGGGGAATCACAGGACATTCTTGGGGTGCGTTACCCACTTGCGGAAATCTTCCCATACCTTGAGGAAGAAACGGTTGTGCCCGTGACGGAAAGCCTTTTTACATATTGGCGCACGCCGATTGCAAACAACCTTGATGACAATTCCCCGTTGGGCATGAGCATTTACGGCAACGCACTTGAAACCCTGCACGCCCTTGACATCTGCTATGATTCGTTTGTTCGTGAATTCCGGTTGGGTAAAAAAAGGATCATTGTTCCCGCCCGTGCTGTGCGGTCGGTTGTAGACCCGCAAACGGGTGCGCTTGTGCGTTATTTTGACGCTACGGACGAAACATACGAAGCGTTAGCAAGTGACATGCCGGACGACTTGAAGATTTCTGACAACAGCGTTTCCTTGCGGGTTGAGGAACATGTTGCCGCAATCAATGCGTTCCTTTCAATCCTGTGTCTGCAAACCGGATTTAGTGCCGGAACGTTTACCTTTGACCAACACACAGGGTTGAAGACCGCCACGGAGGTTGTGAGCGAGAACAGCAAGACGTACAAGACAATCAAAACGATTCAAAATCAACTGCGCCCTGCAATTGAACACCTTGTGCGGAATATCGTTGACGTTGCGATCCTGTATGACATGGCAGACGAAGACGGGCACAGCATCGAAAGCCTTGCCGCCCCGGGGTACAACATCAACATAACCTTTGATGACGGCATTACGCAGGATAGGCAGACCAACATCAACGAAGGTGTAATGCTTGTCGGTGCGGGCGTTCTGAGCAAATACACGTTCCTTACTGACCCGAAATATGGTCAAGGACTCACGCCGGAACAAGCTGAAGCGGAACTTGCACGGATCAAGCAAGAAGGTGCGGCGGGGAACGTTGACCCGCTTGCGATATTCGGCACAGCAGAATAAGGGGGTAAACAATGCGCCCCGAATTTATTGACCGGATGTCATGGGAAATGGCTGAGGTTTACGGAGCCGTAACGGATCAAATATTGATAAACCTTGCGCATTATTTCCCCTATTACAACGCAAAGAACTTCCCACGGTCGTCAATAACGTATCAAGCAGACATGTTGGCGCAAATGGGGCAGGTCAACAAGGAAACAATGCGCATCATTCGGCGCAACCTTGTTGGTGCTGACAGACATCTGAAAGCCGCATTGGAACAGGTCATAATAGACAGCGTGCAGGAAGCAAACCCGGAGTTGGTACAGGCGGTCAAGCGTGGAATCTTCAACCCGCCGCAAGTGCCCGTTGTTGCGCCGAATCAATATAAGGCGTTTAACCTGTATTACAAGCAAGCCGCAGACAAATTGAACCTTGTCAACACGGTCATGCTTGAAAGCACGCAACAGGCATACGCCGCAACCGTTGCGGACATTGCCGCCCGGATCAAGGCAACGCAGACCGCCCTTGACATTGGTGCGGGCGAAACCATTACGGGCGTTTCTGCATGGAACAAGGCAACAGCGCATGCCATTTCCCGTCTGAAGCGGGACGGAATAACCGGGTTCATTGACCACGGCGGGCACAGATGGAGTGCTGAAGCGTATGTGGCGATGGACATACGAACCACAATGGCAAACACAGGGCGTGCGGCTGTTTGGGAAACAAATCAAAACTTTGGTAACGACCTGTATCAAGTGTCCTACCACAACGGCGCAAGGCCGCTGTGCTACCCGTGGCAAAGCAAGGTTATATCAAGCACGGACGATGCACGCACGGTCACAGACCTTGACGGCAACGAAATACAGGTATACGCCCAAAGCCAAACAAGCTACGGAGAACCTGCGGGGTTGTTTGGAATCAACTGCAAACACTACCCGACCCCGTTTATACCGGGCGTATCCCTTATCCGGGCGGGCGGTCAAAGCGAAGAAGAAAACGCAAAGACCTATGAAGAAAGCCAACAGCAACGGGGACTTGAACGCAAAATCCGGGAAGAAAAGCGGGACTTGCTCATGTTGAAGGAACAGGGCGCACCCGATGACCTTATCAAGGCACAGCGGGCAAAGATACGGCAAACGGATGACGACATAGACGCATTTTGCAAGGAAACCGGACGGGCACGCCGTCAAAACCGGGAAGCTGTGTACACAAAGCGGGAATTCCCTGCGGTTGAAACGTATGACGTGACAGAGTTTGAGCGCAAGCAAAAGGAAATGATTGACAGTTTCTATTCCAACAACGGCGCACAACAAAACTACACGTTCGGGCAGATGACGCCGAAGGTTGAACCGCAACCGATTAAACGCACGCCGCAAACCGTGCAAGATGCAAACACAAGGCCGGAAAACGAACCGGAGTTCCTTAAACAATTCAAACGCTATGACACCGCAACAAAAACGGATGCTGAAAAACTTGCGCAAATCAACCCGAATTATTACGATGTCGGAACGCTTGAATGGACATACAATTGCCAACGTTGCGTTGCGGCACAAGAACTTGTATACCGTGGTTATGATGTGACGGCGTTGCCGTACAACAGGCGTGACGCAATAAAGGACAGCGGCGTTGCTGTTTGGGATATAAGGAAAGACTTTTGGAAAGACCCGGAATTGGCGGTTGTTCCAACACGAAAAGAATTTGAGGAAACCTTATCAAATGCGTTTGCCGCATGGGGGGAAGGATCAAGAGGTGTTGTTCGTGTTGAGTGGACGAAAAGCCGGGGCGGCAACGGTCATTTCTTGTTTGCACGTTACGTAAACGGTGAAGTTATTTACACAGACCCGCAGAAAAATACGATTGTAGACATAAAGGAAGAACTGAAAAAAACCACGACAGGAACAAATCATATGTGGGTAATGCGTGTTGATAATCGGGCGGTCAATGATAAAATTACATTAGCAGTAAAAAATACAGGGGAGTGACGCAAGATGTATGAAAACATGACCGATGAAGAATTCTTTGCAGAGATTGAAAAACAATACGGCAAAGATTGGACGCCACAGCAGTTTGACCCGGAAAGCGAGATTGCAGAAGAATACGCAAAGAGGGTTTCAACAGGGGTTTAGTTTGCTTGAATCCCTATTTGAAGCATATTGCAGACTATTGAAAGGGGGAATAAGTATGACGTGTAGTCACCCGGCGATTGTTGCGGGAAAGTGCCTTGTTTGCGGTGCATCCGTAGACGCCGAAAAACAGGTGAAAAAGGCCGATGCTGTGCAGAATGCACAGGAACCCGCAACGGCGGCTGAAACGCCCGAAAACGGGCAGGAAACGCCCGAAGCAGAGCAGGAAACGCCGAAAAAGACCGTGCGCAAGCGTAAGTAACGTCAAGTCAAACCCGTGCGAAAGGGTGACAGAATACCGGGATATTGAATACTTGACGTGCGAAAGGGTGAACGCCGGGTGCAATCAAGCACCCGGCAAACCCGGACAGCGTTGCAACGCATATAGCGCATTGGTGTAACGGTAGCACACACGGTTTTGACCCGGGCGGCGTAGGTTCGACCCCTGCATGCGCCGCTTTGCGTTGCAACAAACTTGGTACCAACTTGGTACCAACTTGGTACCAACTTGCGACCAAATCGCAAGAAAAATGCATTTTAATCCTGTTTTTGCGAAAAACTCGCAAATAATTGAATTAAAATGCGCCGAAAATCATTTTTCAGATGAAACAGGCAATGTGCAACAAACGCACGTTGCTTTTTTTCATGCAAAACTTGCCCGCCGGGGCGTTAAACACGGAGAGCGGTCAACACTTTCCAATGACCGTAAAAAGGGGGAAGTATGGCGGGTATTTTTACTCGAAAGGCACTTGCCGACATTCTGAACAATAGCGATTTGACCCCGGAAGAACGTGCAGACCACATTTACAGTTTGTATGGTCGTGCGCTTGATGACGGGTATGTTAGCAAGAATGCGGCACAGGCGGCACAGGAAGCCGCCATCAAGACAGCGCAGGAAGCATGGGAGAAAGCGCAAACACCGATCAACGTCAAAGAAACGCCCGAATACAAGGAACTTTTGGGGCAGTTTGACGGGTACAAAACGAAGCAGACCGCAAGGACAAGTGCGGAATATGCGGATGTGAAACCAAAGTTTTTCGACCGGGTGTATGAACTGATTGACCGTGCAGACGGCGCAAAACCTGTTACAGAACAGCTTGCCGACCTGCGGAAGGATTACGAAGAGTATTTCACCGCAAAGGCAGACCCCGCACCCAACAAACCGCAGTTTGGTGCAAAACCCGAAGGGTCAATGCCCAAAGGGGACGAAGGGGCGGTTGCGGCGTTTTCCAATGTATGGGGATTTACCCCGAAGAAATAACGAAAGGAATGAAACACAATGGCATTCGTGCGAACTAACGTAAACTATGCGGCTGAGTATAGCCGTGCCCTGTCCAATGCGTACCCCTATCTGTCTTACTTTGGAGCGATTTGGGGCGCAAACAACAGCAACATGTTCAAACCCGGCATGGGAAAGACCATGTATATTCCGTCCATGACCGTCAAGGGTTCCCGTGCTACGAACCGTGACCAAATCACGGGACAGTTTGAGCGCAATTGGAACAACGAATTTACCTCCGTGACCCTTGACATGGATCGGGAATGGGACACCCTTGTTGACCCGATGGACATTGACGAAACCAACGATGTTGCCACCATTGCCAACATCACAAAGACGTTCAATGAACTTCAGAAAATCCCGGAAATGGACGCCTACCTTGCGGCGAAACTGTTTAGCTTTGCGACCACGCCCGACACTACCACGCTGACGGCGGCGAACATCCTTGAAAAGTGGGACGGATACCTTGCCGCCATGACCAACGCCCGTGTCAACCGGGATCGGGTCGAATGCTACATGACCCCCGATGTGTACAAACTGCTGAAGGAAGCCGCCGGAATCACCCGGTTCGTTTCCACGGACGAAGGGTACAGGGGCATTGACCGCAATGTTGCCCGTCTTGACGGCGTGCGCATCACCGAAGTACCTTCCGATATCATGAAAACGTCTTTCACGTTTACCGAAGGTTGGGTACCTGCCACGGGCGCACGGCAGATCAATCTGATTATGGTTGACCCGATGGCGGTTGCCGCCCCCGTGAAGTACGAAACTTCCATGATGAGTGCCCCGACCGCTCAGAGCAAAGGGAAATATCTGTATTATGAGCGGTACTATTACGGTGCGTTCGCTATGCCAAACCGTGCGGCAGGCATCATTGTAAACGCCGCCGCCGCTACCTAACGGGGGGTAAAGCATGGGCGTTGTAGACTTTGAGTTTTATACAGATGTCTACAAGGGGCAGGACGCAGACGAAGCGTCCTTCCCCGCCCTTTGCGCCCGTGCCTATGACATCATCGGTGCGGTAACGCATTGGGTGGACGCAACGACAATAGCAAAACTGCCCGCATTGCATCAGACCCTTTACAAAAAGGCGGTGTGCGCACAGGTTGACTTCCTTGCAATCAACGGCATGGACTCATTACAGGACGGCGGGAACGCCGGGTATACAGTGGGCAAAGTGACCGTACACAGCAAGGCAAGCGCAAGCGCAAGCGGCGGCGGCATGCTGTCCGGGAGTATTTCCCCGCTTGCAATCGGATACCTTGAGCAAACCGGGTTGATGAACCCGCAAGTGCCGACCGTGGAAGCGTGGTGGTAAGCAATGCTGAAACCTATACCGTCAAGGATATTGAGAAGTGCCGCAACCGTGCGTGTTTGCAATGGTGTGGACAGGTATCAAAATCCATCATATACGGAATACACGGTCAAACACGTACACCTGCAACCAACAAACGAAATACGCAAGACGCAAAGCAACACAGATTGCACCTTGCGTTCAATCCTGTTTGTTGACGCCCGGAAAAGCACCCCTGCGCTTGATTGGTGCGCCCTGTTCGATTCTGCACACAGGATAGCGGGGGACATGCGGGTTATAGTGCGTGGCGTTGAATACACGGTTTTTTCCGTGGACGCCTTGCGGGACGATACCGACAACCTACACCATTACGAAGTGGGGTTGGTTTAATGGCTGTACGCTTTCAAATCAACGAAAACAGTATCAAAGTCAAAATTGATAACGCATGGGAATCCGGGCGGGAAATGCTGTGTTCGCAAATCCTGCGGGATTGCAACCTGTACTGCAAGGAAGACACCGGAATGCTGATAATGTCTTCCTACATACACAGCAGGTTGAAGGAAGGTTTGCTGATATGGCAAACCCCATACGCCGCACGGCAGTATTACGAAATCCGAACGGCGCACCCGGACGTCAACCCGAATGCAACATGGCGTTGGTGTGAGGTTGCGAAACAGAACCACCTTGCGGAGTGGGGTAGACAAGCGCAAGCAATAAAGAGGTTGTACAAATGAGCATTTTAGACACGGCAATTGAAGCGGTTATGGATTTGATAGACGCATTAGACAACTTTGCGCCTATCACCCGTGGCGCATTGGGCACAGCCGCCGGGTTGGCGTGCGAAATTGCCCCGTCAACCCCGCAGGAAGTGTACATGGACAAGAACGCATATATTCCGCTGACCCTTGCGCTGAACGGGAAACACGGCGATTTGCAAGTGCTTTCCGGCACATTGAACAACATCATTGACACACTTACCCGCATGACGTCATACCCTTCCGGCAACGGGTGGGAAATCGTTGACATAACACACGGCAACCTGCCCCGTGTTATTGGGCGTGAGGAAAACAACGAATGGGTTATGGCGGGGGATTTGGTGGTCAAAATCTACAGAAAGGACAATGAATAACCATGAATGCGAATTGGGTAAATGAACTTTACATTGGCACAAGCAAAACGGGTGAAACTTGGACGTATGAAAAGCTGTGCAAGGGCATCGAAAGCATGGAATTCAACGAAAATGAGCAGAACCAACAGTATTTTTTCCTTTGCGGCGAAGGTTTTGCCCATAACGAAACCACGGGTGCGGCTCCCGAACTTGTCGTGTCCGGGCGGCGTGTCGTTGGTGACGGCGCACAGGATTACATTGCGGGACTTCAGTACAAACTTGGTTCAGACCGCAACACGTCTGTCAAGATCGTTGCTGAAGGGAAACAGATCATTTGTGACGCAACCGTTGGCGGCATCACCACGTTCGGCGGCAGTACGCTTGACGTAAACGCCTTTGGTTGCACGATCCGGTTCAACGGGAAACCGACCGTGACGGATGCGGCTTGATTAACAGGGCGGGGCGTGTGGTAGCATTCCCCGCCCTTTTTTTGAAAGACAGGGGAGGGCAAAAAGATGAAACTATTTCGGAAGGGGTACGAACTGTCCCTAAACCGGGTTCACGATAGAATAACCATTCGGGAAGCAGATGACACGATAACGCTTGCGGTCAACGGGGACGCAATGCGCATGGTTGCGGGACTCAACAAGGCGCAAGCACGCATGAAGGACATCAACGAAGACACCCCGGACGAAGATGTACGGGCGGTTGCGGAATACTTTGCGGCGGTCATTTTCGGGAAAGAACAGGCGGCACAGCTTATGGCGTTTTATGCGGACGACCCCGGGTGCGTCATTGCGGTATGCGGGCAGTATTTCAAAGAGCGGCTTGCGGGAAAAATTGCAGATGTGCAAAAGCGGATGAAGGATGCTTAAACTGCATGAACGCTTGCCGGACAGCATAACGGTTGACGGAAAGCGGTACAAGTGCGATTTCGATTTCCGCAACGTTCTCAAAATGCTTGAAATCATGCAACGGGATGACATATGGCCGGATGCACGGGATTATTTGTGTGCCCGCTGTTGCGTCAAAAAAGTACCTAAAAACGCTTCGGGCGTCTATAACGCATTATGTGCCATCCTGTTTCCCGCCGCCACGGAAACGTGCGGCAAACGCCTTACAAGCTATGAACAAGACGCCGCATTGATACGCACAGCGTTCCGGCAGGTGTACGGGATAGACCTTTTTCGGGCAAAACTGCATTGGTTGGAGTTCACCGAACTTATGCAATGTTTGCCGGAAGGGAACAGGTACGAAGAAACCATAGGCATACGGGCACGCCCAATGCCCGCACCGACAAAGTACAACGCCAAAGAACGGGAATGGCTCATGAAAGCGAAACAAAGCGTTGCTTTGCATCTGACGGAAAAAGAGCAGGAACGCAAGTACGAAACCGATGTGTCAAACGTGTTCGCCGGGTTGATGGGCATGATTCAAAAGGCACAGCAGGGCGCAAAGGAAGTGAACAACATAGATGGCAAATGACGGACAGATTGTCTTTGAAGTAACCGCAGACGGGCGGCACGCAATAGCGGACATCAAGGAAATAACAAAAGCAATTCAGCAGGAAACCGGGAAATGGGATGATTCTGCGAAGCAATCAACGCAAAACATTTCTGACAGTTTTTCCGGGATGCTGAAAAAGATAGTTGCCGGATTTAGTGCCGTTAAGATCGGAAAAGCGTTGCTTGACATCGGTCGTGACGCTATTTCTGCGGCGTCTGACCTTGAGGAAGTGCAGAACGTTGTTGATGTGACATTCGGGGCAAGCGCAAACAAGATTGAAGCATGGGCGAAAGCCGCCGGGGCACAGTTTGGCTTGACAGAAACACAGGCGAAGCGATTTACAAGCACCCTTGGGGCAATGATGAAATCTGCGGGAATGTCCGGGGAAAAGATTGCGGACGTATCCACAGACCTTGCCGGGTTAGCCGCAGACATGGCGTCATTTTACAACCTTGATTTTGAAACCGCTTTCCAAAAAATACGGTCGGGGTTGAGCGGCGAAACCGAACCGTTGAAGCAATTAGGCATCAACATGTCTGTTGCCAATTTGAACGCCTTTGCATTGCAACAGGGGTTGTCGAAGACATTTGACCAAATGTCACAGGGCGAACAAACAATGTTGCGGTATCAATATTTGATGCAAGCAACATCGGATGCACAAGGGGACTTTTCCCGAACGTCTGACGGGTACGCAAACAGCGTCCGCAAAATGCAGACAAACCTTGACCAACTCAAAACAACGCTTGGCAAAGGGTTGATTGACGCCGTTACGGAAGCAACCGGGTTTCTCAATTCCATGCTTGAATCTTTGGCACCGGACGAAAGCAAACGCACGGTTCTTGACGACATTGCAGACATCGACTTGAAGACGGAAGCAAAGATCACAGACATTCAAAAAACGGCAGACGAAGCACGCCTGTTGATTGATGAACTTGACAAAATCGGCGGTGCAAATTCTGACGGGTTTACCGACCTTGAAGGGCGCACGGGTGGCCTTCAAGGGGTTATTGAATCATTAGGTGACAAGACAAGCAGAACCGCCGAAGAACAAGCGTTGTGGTTGGAAACCTGCAAACGTTTGGTCAAAACAATCCCCGGCCTGTCAAGCATTATCAATACCGAAACGGGCGAGATCAAGGGCGGCACAAGTGCCGTCAAAGATTATGTAAAAGCGTGGGAAGAAGGGCAAACCAAACTTGCGCTTTTGGGTGCTTTGGGGCAGAAAGAAAACGCTATTTCCGAACGTTTTTCAACCCTTCCCGGGTTGCAACTTGATGCGGCACTTGCAGAACGCCGGGTGCGTGAACAGCGCAAGAAGATGGATGAATTGCGCAAAAAGTATGGTTTCACGCAAGCGGACAATCAGCGCATCATTCAACGGGTGGACGAATCTGACAACCTTGTTGCGTTCACGGACGCTGAAAACGAATGGAACGCCGCTGTTATGACGCTTGCAAGTTTGGAAGCGGAAGCAAGAAGCACGGGCGAAGCATATCAAACACAGGCAGACGCCCTTGAAGAAGCTAAACTTGCGCTTGAGGAATACCGGGCAACGATTGACGAAATGCCCGGAAACGTTGAACAAGCGGCAAACGCATCGGAGCAATTTTGGATTGACAACGCCGACAATATCAAGACCGTTGTTGCCGCCGCAGATGACGCCTTGAAAAAGGTTTCGGACTATGCGCAAGGTGTGCATGATTCGGTTGCATCTGCTGTTGATTCGACCGTTAAGGGGTTCGATTTTATCGGCAACGCCGCACAGCGGCAGGAAAAGCGATTGAAACCGCTCAACACGGAACTTGAAACGCTTACAAAGGAAGGGAAAGACCTTTCCGACATCAACGAACGCATATCCGATGCACAGGACATGTTCGGAATCGGGAACATGCGCAAAAACCTTGAATCCCAACTGTCCTTCCTGCGGGAATACAAAGCCGACATGGAAGCCGCCCGGGAAAAGGGTTTTTCTGACGAATTCCTTGCACAGTTTGCGGACGGTTCTGTGGAATCTGCGGAATGGTTACACGAAATATCCAATGCGTCTGGTTCACAGGTAACAGAACTTAACAACCTGTACGGGCAAGTTGTTGAAGGGAAAAAGGAACTGACCGACACCCTTACACAACAAAGCCTTTCTGTTGACAAGACGTATGAAACGCTTGCAGAAAAAGCAAAGGCCGCTGTTGCCGCCCTTGACATGCAAGGGGAAGCCGCCGAAAACACGGGCAAGACCGTTGCGGGAATGGCGCAAGGCATTGCCGACCATGTGCCGGACGTTGCAACGCAGGTTGATGCGATCATAGCGGAACTTGACCGCCTAAACGGGTACGGGATTAACATTGAATTGGGCGGCTTTGGAAGCATCAATTTCACAACGTCAACAGGCAAGACAGAAGGTTCGGGCAGAATGGGAATTCCTTTCATTCCGCATGATGATTACATTGCACGGTTGCACGAAGGGGAACGGGTGCTGACAGCACAGGAAAATCAGATTTGGAACACGCTTTTGAACGGCGGCGTTGCCGGGTTTGACCTTGACGACTTGGGCGGCGTTATGCGTGACAACATCAAGGCGGGCGGCAATGTCTACCTTGACGGGCGCACGGTCGGTGCGGTCATTTCTGAGCAACAAGGACGTAGTTATAAATCCTTACAACGAAGCGGGTGGCAAACATGATTATATTCAACGGCGTAGACCTTACGGAAACAATACCCGTGCAAATTGAAGACATTGCTGTTTCGCCGATTCAGTTGAACCCCGTTGCCCGTTTCCGGGCAATTGGGTATGGTGCTGATTTCGTCCGCATGGGCGGCGGCACACGAACTGTGACCGTTACGTTTGCCCTGTTGCAGATGGATCGGGCAGAACGGGAACAGGCAATGCAGGACTTGCGGGATTGGGCAAGCATTGGCGCAGAATATACGCTTGAACTTCCCGAATTTGAAAACAAGCACTTGGAATGCGCATGTACGATGTTGCCCGACCATTCTTACCGGAAATGGTGGGAAAACAAACTGCGGTTGCAATTTACGTGTTATGACAACCCGTTTTGGACGTCAAACGACTTGATTGAAGTCCCGTGCGGGACGGTGTTCTCAATCGGCGGTTCTGCACAACCGCAGATGACCATAGAACGCCGTGGGGCAACGCCCCTGTCAAACGTAACGTACAACAGCGGTTCGGCGTCAATGACGTTCACGACCATTCCCGCCGGGGCACTTACGATTGACCTTAACAGACAGACCGCCGCCATCGGCTGGGCGTCCATCATGCGTTATTACACGCCCACTTCAACATGGATCGTTCCGAAAATTGGAGCGAACCAACGCATTGACGGGGTTGGTACAATCCGATACCGTGAAAGGTGGGTGTAATGATGCAATTCACCTTTCTTGACATGGCGGGAAAAACGCTGTTCGTGCGGGATGACGCCGAAAGGGCGAATTGGACGCAAGAGGAAATGACCCTTGACGCCGAATTCCCCCGGAAGGACGACAAGGTCATATCAATCGGGCAACGCATCATGTTTACCGACCCGGCAACGGGTGCGGTGCAAGTGTATGAGGTAAAACAGGCGAAAACGCTTGAACCCGACCATTATCAAAGCGTTGTTGCGGAATGCATCTGCGTTTCCGAACTGTCCGATGAACACATAGACAGCAAGGAAATAACAGACGTAACGGCGTCAAACGCCCTTGCAACCGTCCTTGCGGGGACGCTTTGGACGGTTGGCACGGTTGCCGTCAATCCAACATCAAGCATGGACGTGCAACGGGGTAGCGTGTGGCAAGCTGTGTTGGAGATCAAGACGCAATACAACGTGTACATTGAACCCCGGGTATCTGTTTCCGCTTCCGGCGCAATAACCCGGTATCTTGACATCCTGTCAACGAACGGGACATGGAACGGGTTGCGGCTTTCGATTGACAAGAACATGCTTTCTCCGGCGGTCACGTATGATGACAGCGAAGTTGTAACGGCAATGTACGGGTACGGCGGGACGACCACGCCAACAAGCGCAAGCGAAACTGAAAAAGAAATAAACTTTGCGGACGTTGTGTGGACGAAAACGGCAACGCACCCCGCCAAACCTGCGGGGCAGACGTACCTTGAAGACCCGGCGGCAACGGCGGCGTATGGGCGCAACGGGCGGGCAAGGTTCGGTTATTACCAAAACACAGACATTCTTGACCCGGAAACCCTGTTGCAGAAAACATGGGAAACCCTGCAAACGGCGTCAAAACCCGCCATTTCCATTGACGGAACGGTTGCCGACCTGTACCGCATGGGGTATGCAGACGAACCGATAAAACTGCACGATATTGCCCTTGTAGAGGTTGCCCCGGCGGGGTACAAGGCACAGTTGCAGATTATACGAATTACAACGAACCTGCTTGACCCGACAGAAACCGTTTTAACCATTGGCGCATACATCCCCAACATTGTGTATCTTGAGCGCAAAAACATAGAACAAATAACGGGATCAAGGGGCGGCGGTGGCGGCGGTAGCAACAAATCGAAGCAAACGGAACGTTCGGAATACGAAACGCAAATTCTGAAAAACAACAGAATGATTCAACTGCGTGCGTATCAGAACGACCTTGACGACCTTGACAACGAAGTCAAGGTGCAGGAAGCAAAACTGACCGTTGAACACAACCGGATTACGGCAGAGGTTACCGACCGCCGGGAAGCTGACAACTTTCTGAACGCATCAATAACGATACAGGCAAACAGGATAACGCAGGAAGTCACGGAACGGAAAAGCGGGGACAGTGAGTTGTCCGGGCGCATAACCGTTACCGCCCGTGAAATCCGGCAGGAAGTGACAGACACGGAAAACCGCCTTGCGGCACGTATTACGGTCAACGCCGACAATATCGAATTGAAGGTAGACAAGAGCGGGGTCATATCTGCAATCAACGTATCCCCGGAAGCTATTGATATACAGGCAAGCAAAATCAACTTGACCGGATATGTCACAGCAAGCCAACTGAGCGCAACGCAAGCCGACATCGATAATCTGATGACAGGCAAGACAACTGCTTCCAAAATAGTATGCGATGACCTTCGCTTGCCTTCCGCATTTTATTATCACGGAAACAGATACACAGAATTTTACAGTTCTACAGAGGGAAAATATCTGCTTGGGAGGAACTGACAGGTGAAAGGTTCGTTGGACAAAATAGAAACCATTTTTGAAGCGTTGAAATTGCTTGACATCAAGCCAACGCCGAACAACGTTTCAATATTGAACGGCGTATATGAAATGTTGCGTGACATGTACAACAAGGAAAAGGAAGGTGTTGCAGGTGAAGGGCAGACGGTTGATACTGAAGGACAACACAACCATTGAAAACGGGGACGCCGGGTTTTCTGACGGTTTCCTGTGGCTGTGGTTCGATGGGTACACGTTGCAACAGGCCGCAACGCTGTTTTTTGACGCCACGAAAACCGCCCGGATTGTTTATCAATACGGAGAAATGGAAGACGTTTACGAAGATTTTACAACGTGCAGAACGCTAATGACAGACGCAAGCGGGCGAGTGTCCGTGTGCATGACGAAAGGGGAATGATTGATTCATGTTTAAGGTTGACGGATATGTTATAACCTTGTCCCGTGGTGACACGGGGGCAATCAAATTCACGGCAGACACAGAACACACGTTCGCCGCCGAAGACCGTGCGTTGTTTAGTGTTAAAAACGCAATCGGCGAAGTCGTGAAGCAACAGGCGTTTGAAATTGACGCAGACAAGTCCTTTGTCGTGTCTTTCTTCAACGCTGATACGGACACGCTTGCGGCAGGTTCTTACAGTTGGGACGTGCGGTACATTATTCACCCGTACTATGATGCGCAAGGAAACATTGTGGACGGGGATCAAGTGATAACGCCGAATCAACCGATGGAACTGCAACTGTTGCAGGTTGTCGGCGAAGTGTAAGGGGGTTAAAGCATGGCAGACACAGAAAACAGCATTGTAAACGAAGGAATACCGGAAATCACGCTTCA